TAATGAACAATACTGGATGTGGAATAAAGATAAACCTTATTACGATGATATCCAGGTTATTGATGGTATGTTCATGGCTACTAATAAGGATATTTTTTTCTCTGAGGATATTAAAGGCTTCCATTTTTATGATAGCGATTACAGTAATGTAATTAGAAAATGTGGGTATGAAATTAAGGTTCTACCACATAAGGTTTATCATAAAGCCTCAACAAAAGATTTGTCAACTGTAAATGCCTCTTATTATAATAAGAAATGGGGCTTAAATGTTTGATTGTACAATGATTAATGATGAATTAGATCTTCTTGAATTGAGACTTAATACATTGTTTCCTTTTGTTGAAAGATTCGTGATAGTTGAATCTGAAAAAACCCATTCAGGTAAACCAAAAGAATTGAATTTTCTGAAAAATAAGGATAGATTTGAAAAATTTTCTTCAAAAATAATTTATTTACAATACCATGGAAATGCCGCAGATGCATGGGGCAGAGAAAATTGTCAAAGAAATTTTATACTTAATGCATTAGATATAGAAAAGCCAGAAGATGGTCTTTTATTTGTAAGTGATATTGATGAGATTCCTAAACCAGAAAAGCTCTTTGAAGCAAAAGAAATTGCATGCAATACTGATATGCCCGTAGCATTACATATGTTTGACTGTATGTATTATATGAATTTTTCTTCTAATTTACCTTATAAGGGGCCTTATTTATATAATCCCAATCTTGCTAAAGAAGTTCATGCAAAGTTCGGGTGTGGTGTGTATAGTCCCTGTGATTTTAGATGGCATACATGTAGTGTTGAATTTGGTGGCGATTTTAAAAGTATTAAAGAAGCTGGCTGGCATTTTTCGACTCTTGGCGGGGTTGGTGCTATAAGGAAAAAATTAGAGTCCTATGCACATGCTGAGTTTAATCGAGAAGACATTAAATCTGATGAACATCTTATAAAATGTATGAGTGAGGGTATACCTTTTTTTGAGAAAGTATTTAGTTTTCATGGAAGTCCCGTTAGATACTCAAAAAAAGAAATTGATTTCTTGCCAGATTATGTGAAGTTCAATTTAGATAAATATAATAAATATTTGGTTTGAGGGGATTATATAATGATTACAATAAAAATGTATGATGGCGAAAATTATGAATTTAATCTTCCAGGAGATAAAGAGCAGAAATTCTTAGATTTATATGAAGCATATAAATCTAAGACAATTAATATGAATACAGCTGAAGGATCAGTTCCTATTAAACTGTATGATATAACAGAGTGTTATATTGGTAGAAAAGAAGAGAAGAAGTATGATTCGAATATTTTTAATGAGAGTGATGTAGTAGATTTTCTGGGTGGGATCTTCAACTTTAAAAAATGAGGCTTGGCATGGAAAAGAAAATTGGTGTAATCATAACTTCCTATGCAGATTATATGGCAAAAGAAGATTTATTAAAACAATTGGTTTATAAAATCAAGAAATTAGATAAATATCTTGTTGTTGTTTCCTCTCATCTCCCCGTAAGTACTTCTATTCAAGAATATGCCGATATTGTATTGTATGATAAGAATAATGTTGTTGATGAGAGAAAATATAGCCACGGCGTAGCCGAATGCATGTTAATCGATCAGGGAATAAGTGCCTTAAAATATTATGAAGTTGAGACTTTTCACAAACTTACATATGATTGTGAGTTGAATGATGTTTCAATTTTTGAAGAGTGGGAACGCAACTCTTATGGGAGAAAATTTGTTGGTGCAAGTTGGGGGGGATCCTGTGGTAATCCAGGAAATGGTATAGATGGTTGCTGTTTCTATACGGATTTAAATTGGTTTAAGAGTCATTTTCCTTTATATAAATCCATTGATACCATGTTTCAAGTTTCAAATATGCTTGAAGTGTGCTGGGGGGTTAGTCTTAGTCAGCAAGATAGAAATCAGTGCTATTTGTATCCGGGGAGTCTAGAGATGTTTCATGACAGTAGATATAATAATGGAAAAAATCGTTTGAACATTGTAAATAATACATAGGAATAATTATGAAAAAAAGAATACCTTGGAATAAGGGTAAAAAACTTTCTAGAGAGCATGTTGATAAAATACAAGAAAGTCGAAAGGGATATAGACACTCAGAAGAAACTAAAATGAGATTGTCTCAATATAAAGGAATAAAGCATTGGGCATTTGGTAAGCCTAAATCAGAGGAGCTAAAAAGAAAAAATAGTGAAGGTCATAAGGGAGAGAAAAATGTATTATTTGGAAAGCATCTTCCTGAAGAAACTAAAAGAAAAATAGGCGAATCTAATAAGGGTAATAAAAAAAGATTAGGATCAAAACAATCTGAAGAATCTAGAAGGAAAATCAGTGAGAATTTAAGTGGAGAAAAACACCCAAATTTTGGAAAGCACCTCTCTGATAAAACAAGAAGAAAAATAAGTGAGGCTAATAAAGGGAGAATATGCTCAGAAGAGACAAAAAAGTTAATAGGGAATAGTAATAGAATAAAGTTAATTGAACGAATTCAACAGAATATAGCAGATGGATTACCTTTAGTCCCATTTTTTAATAGGAAAGCCTGTAAAATTATAGATGATTATGGTATAAAAAATGGGTATAATTTTCAGCATGCAATGAATGGCGGAGAATATTATATAAAAGAATTAGGGTATTGGCTTGATGGCTATGATAAGGATAAAAATGTGGCCATAGAAATTGATGAGAGGCATCATTTTGATGTAACAGGGGAATTAAAAAATAAAGATATTATAAGACAAAAAGAAATTGAGCAGTTTTTAAAATGTACATTTATAAGAATTAAATTTGATGATTTCAAAGGAATAGAAGATGAGAATAGGTAAGGTAGAAATAGATTTATGGTTAGAGGAGAACTCTCATAATGATGCCTCAAATAATGAACGCATGGTAGAGGTTCCTTTAGCACAGTGGTTTTTAAATAAATATAAAGATCCAATTGAATTTGGGGCTGTTACTCCTTATTATTTTAAAAGTAAACATTTAATTTTTGATCCTACCGACCCATATGAGAATTGTATAAAATTAAAGGCGGAGGATATCTGTTATAAAAAGAAAACTGTTCTATCTATTTCAACAGTTGAACATATTGGTACTGGTGATTATGGCATGCCTGTGGATAAAAACATGTCAGTTAAAGTGCTTATTAAAATGATGAAAGCCAAGCATTATTTAATAACTTTTCCAAAAGCTTATAATGAGATTTTAGATGTATTTGCTGAAAACATGCCCGAAAATATTATTAAGTTAAAAAGAATTGAAAATCAAAAGTGGTACGTAGCTGATACTTTAAAAGACGTTAAATACCATTACCCTTTTTCTTGCGGTAATGGTATTTACATAATAACAAACTGTGAGGAACTTTTAAAATGAGGTTAGAAGAGCTTAAAAGCCAGCATGAGCCCGTATACAAAGAAGTTGTAGAAGATAATCAGTATCGAATATCCAAAGCTGATCTTTGTGATAAGAACATACTTGATATTGGCGCCAACAATGGTACATTCACTGTATTGGCTAAAACTTATGGTGCCAAGAAAATTGTGGCTGTGGAATCTAACGTATCAGCTTACAGGTTACTTAAGAGTAATACTGAAGGAACAGATGTAATTGCTTTAAATAAGGCAGCTGCATTTAATAGTGGTGATAAAGTTATTGTTGGTATGCAACCAGAGTTTGGGGCAATTGATGGTAGATGCTATGTTGTACCAGATTCTGACGGGGATATAGAAACGATATCCCTACATGATCTCTTAGGAAATTTTAATGGTGAGTCTGTTATTTTGAAAATGGACTGCGAAGGGTCTGAATATGACATTATATATGGTGCCAGTGTAGAGGATTTAAAAAAATGTCAAACTATTCTTATAGAGATGCATGAAAATATAGGGTTGACAGCAGGTAAAACAGGATTGATTAATAAATTGAGGGTATATCTTAATAATTTAGGCTTTACGGAGATGTGGGCGGATTATTACATGGATACTCGGGTAAATATATTTAGATTTGATTTTTATAAACCAGAGGTTACAGTAGTGATCTCCGAATATCTTAGACCGGAGTATTTGGTAGATCAGATTGAAGCATTACAGAAACAGACATTAAAACCAAAAGATATACTTGTATGGCAAACACAGGTAGAAGAATATAAAGAACTTTATAATTTTGAAAATAAATATCCTAATGTTCATATTATAGAAACTAAGCATGACTTTAATTTACCAGGTAGATTTGCAATTCCGTTACTTGCAAAGACAGAATACGTTACTTTACTTGATGATGATGTATTTCCTGCCCCCAAGTGGTTAGAGGAATGTTTCTCTATCTCAAAGAAATATAATGCTGTTGTTAGCCCTTATGGTATTAAATATGATACTAATTGTAACGATTTATGTTCTAGACAGTACGGTGATAATGGCGAGCACCCAGCAGAACCTGTGGAAGTTGACATGGGTGGACATGGGTGGTTTGGTAAGAAAGCATGGTTTTCATTCTTTTGGGAAGAGCCAGTAATAAACGAGAAAATTGCTGATGACATACATTTTTCATATCTATTGAAAAAACATGATATTAAAACATTTGTTAGTCCCTATCCTGAGAACAATAAAGATATTTGGGGAAATACAAATCCTGATGCTGGGATGGGTGTAAAGGCATTACATGCAAGAAAATTTGAAGATGAGGCGATTTGGAAAGATGTTAAAAGGCAAGGTTGGGATAATAGTGATTTTGATTATTTGAAAAATAATTTGAGTGAGTTTAGTGCTAAGCGTGAAAATGTAGCAAATAAATATAAAGATATGGAAAAGACTTTACCTGTAATTGATTCAAAACCAAAGACTAAAGTTAATATTCCAGTTACATGCGTTGTATCTACAAAGAATAGATACTTCTCAACTCTTCCAGCATGTCTTATGTCTATTGCACTGCAAACATATAAGCCTAAGCATTTGATATTACTTGATGATAGTGATCAATTTATGAATATCAGTCAATGTGAACCAATTTATTCCACCATATTTTATACCTTATCTGTTAATGGTATTTCTTGGCAGCATGAGCCAGGAGCAAAAGCAGGGCAGGTAGCCAATCACATACGATCTCTTGAGATGGCAGATACTGCTTTTGTATACCGAATAGATGATGATGAGATACTTGAAAATGACGTACTTGAAAAATTAGTTGCAAATATGGGAGATGATGTTGGAGCGGTTGCTGGATTAATTATTCCTGCACATGAAGAAAGAAATTTACCTTCCATTGCTTCTAATAAAATGGAAGATATTTTTCTCGGGCTCAACGAACAATGGTTTTTACACACAGATAAAACTGTGAAAGAAGTAGATCATCTTTATAGTTCATTCCTATATCGTAAAGAAATTGCGGAATATAGTACAGATCTATCTCCCGTAGGACATAGAGAAGAAACTCTCTTAACATTTGGTATGAAGAAAAAAGGTTACAAACTATTAATAGATCCAAAAGCACAGACATGGCATTTTAGGAACCCTTCTGGTGGGATAAGGTCACACACAGATCCTAATAATTATGCAAAAGATGAGCGTGTATTTTCCGCTAAACTCCAAGAGTGGGGAATTAAACCTTATGAATATTATCATGTAGTCCTTGAAGGTGGTATTGGCGATCATTTTGCATTTAAATATTGGTTGCCTGAATATTTTGAAAATAATAAAAACAAAAAGAGTATTTTTTATGTTTGTTATCCGGAGGTATTTAAAGATATACCAAATATACAGTTAGCATCTATTGAAGATGCACATGTATTAATGGGTAATTTGGATAAATTTAATATTTATTCATGGATGATACAGAATAAGTGGGATAAGAGCTTGTGCTGGGCATATAAGAAAATGTATAATATAAAGGGCGGAGATATTAAAGTTTTAGATCGATTTAAAGAAGGTACTGGAAATACAATTATAATTAGTCCATATAGTTTCCATAAAAATCATGCGAAGTCTTACCCGTATTGGAATGAGTTAATACCTCTACTTAAGACATTGGGATATAAATTAATTCAGATAGGTCAAGGTGGAGAGCCAGCTTTAGATGGTGTAGATGAGAATTTATACAATTTATCTTTTACAGATGTTGAAAAGTTATTAACAGATTGTAAATTCTGGATTTCTGGAGATAATTTTTTACAGCATTTAAATAATAACTTGCCTATATCTACTAAAGGTATCGTTATTTGGGGTGAATCAGATTCAAGGATATTTGGTTATCCATATAATTTAAATATTTTTAAAGATGCAAAATATTTAAGACCAGATCAATTTGGAACGTGGCGTGGGGTGGATAAACAGACGGGTATTTGGTATGAACGTGAACGTAATAATGAAACATATGATAAAGAAACGGTTGTATTTGAAAAAATAATAAATTCTTTTAAGTAATTATTGCCATGTACCAGAAGAATCCGTTTGACAATATTGTATTCGAGCCCAACCACCACTAGTATCCCAGGCGGTCTGTCCCCATGCAGTACCGCCCCAATTACTTGTAAGATATACCCAAGCATCGATAGCATAATACCAAGTACCACTGACATTAATCATTGGTGATGTATA